AATTTGTTTGCTGAGTTCTCTCTTTTGTTCTGGACTCATAGCCTTCCTGCCCTCCTTCCAGATATTTCTAAGGGGTTATGCGCCCCGCGCCTTTCTATTTGATACACCTCGAACAGCTCACCATCTACGCGTATGCCGTAGGTAATTTTTTCTTTTTTGGCGCAGAACTCTGCTTCTTCTAAAGCACCTATAAAATCAGTGAAGTAAGACATCTTCCACCTCGTACTCGTAGTTGACGCATTTAGCGTTGGTAGCAAATATTTCTGCGCCGTTGCGTATATGAAACCGCATTGCTGTATCTGTGTGCGGGGACATGGTTATCACTGCGTCTACCTCTGGGTGCATTATGGGTGCGGCTTCCAAAAGGTTGTTAATCAATTTTTTACCGTGTCCCCGTTGGTAAGACCACACCGAGTAGGGGCATAACACAGTACCCAACTCTCCGTACATTTCTTCACGTTCTTTTAGCTCTTCTTCAATCCGCTCAAGTTTCCCCATAGCAATAAGTTTTATCTGGTACTCGTCTTGTGGGACAAACTTGCAGATGATTGTACAAACAACTGCGGCTATCTCACCTGTCTCATCGTTCACTTCTGCGTACACATGGAACGGGGCTTCAAACCGCACGCTGTTATCTTCAAATAGGTCAGCTCGTACAGGGTCATCTTCTATGAGATACAGATGGTCGGCGGCATTACACTTTATCAGCATCTTCAAACTCCTCAAGTATGGCCTCGAGTTTTTCCACCGCCTCGGTTGCACGTTGCAACATAGCCATAAGCTCTTCGGCATCAGCGCCATCTACTTCTATTGTTATTTTCATTTGACGTTGTGTATCTCGATTAGCAGGTCGATGCAGTGCTTAGCTTTTTCTAAGTCCGACAAGGGCTGCCCCTTCAACTTCCACCTAGTTATATACTTAACCACGTTACCCTCTAGTAGAGACAAGCCGTTCTTCTCTGCGTACTCGGCAGGTTGAATAGCCATGTTCTTATAGTGCGTCCCGCCCGTCTGTTTCTGTAGTGGGCTGTCCTTTCTCGGTTCCATGTTCAAGTTCGGTATCTCTGCTGTTAACATTCTCTTCTTCCTTCTGTTTTGGTTTCTCAAAGATTTTTGCCCAGTTCTCCCCGAAGTCTTTAGCAGGGATAAGGGTTGGTCTACGTCTACTACCTTTGCCATTCATTTGTTTGCCTCACGCAAGCGTTTGTGCTCTCCCATTTCTTGTGCGAAAAGTTTAAGCCTCGCTCTAGTTTCTTCGTTACTCATCGTAGTCTCCTTGGTCTGCTAAGTACTCAGCACGTTCACGTGCGGCATCAGCGGGGTCTATGTAATCTTCGTCTTGCTCGTCTTGCCATCTATCTAAGTCTGCATCTAAAGAATCTCTGTTACTCATTAGCTTTTCTCCTTATAAGTCATTTTCAATAATGTAAGTAGCTAAGTCCTGTAGCTTTTTTGGCGTAGGCATAGCTCTCTTCTTAGGGTTATCGCATATATCACACATCGTATTACGTACTATTTCGGCGCGAGCGTAGTTGGCAGAGTTCGATCGGATTAGTTTTGTATGCCCGCAGTCAAGATCGAGCACCCAAGTATTCGCCACGTGCCTTTCACTTTTGCGGTAGTATTTTCTGCCTAATACTTTCACCCTTATCCCTCTAGTTCTTTTACTTTACGGGTTATTAACAACTGAAATCTTTTAGCATCAACAAGTTCTTGAGGTATATCTTTTCGGCTTAAGCTATTGGCGTTAACCATTAAACTTTTTATATACCCGTCTGTTAGTCTTTCTCTTGCGCGTTGTTTTTGGGCTTTCCGTTCGGCTTCGTACTTTTCTGGTTCTCTAGCTTTTCTAGCTCCCCGCCTTCTTTTTAACTGGGCTTTCCATTTTTCAGGGTTGTTAGCCCGCCACCGTTTCTTTTTTTCTTCTTGTTTCTCGGGATGTTTGGCTTGGTATCTTTTTTTCTGTGCCTTAGCTTTATCAGGGTTAGCCTTCTTCCAAAGTTTTAGGGCAAGTAACTTGCACGTCTTACATGTGTACCCAAACCCAAGAGCACATCTTTTACTTCTGTGGAAGTGTTCAGGGCAGAGTTCCTTCTCCACCCCACACTTGCTACATTTACGTAGCGCCACCATTACTTATCCGTAGAATGCAGGAAAGTTATTTTGGCGTCGTGGTCACTGCGTAGCGCATGATACTCTAGCTGTACTTTAGCAGAGTTAATCATCTTCCCTGCTAGGTTAGCTAGTTCTTTAGCCGTTTTAGCTTCGAGGTCTCCGTTGCTAAGTGCTGTGAAAGTATCTGCCAGTTGATCTCTTAACTCATTTACATTTTTCATCGTTTGTTTCCCTTTTATAACATGGTTATTTTTAGTTGTTGCGTGTTGCCACTAACAAGTATTCCCACCCATTCAGTTCAACTTGCTTCGCTTCACACGACTAGCTGTCTCGTAGCTTCTTCGGCAACGCATCACGTAGGAGATACTAGCTTGATTAACAAAGCTAAATACCGTGGCCGCGATCATTAACTGAGGGTGTTTTGCTGAATATGCCCACCGCCCACTGGGACACGGGGTAGGTAACCTTTGAATCCTACCCCCTACCAAAAACTATTTACAACCGCCATACGAGTCGCCCGTAAACGCCTCGCAGTCCAAAGGTAAATCCTGTGCCCACTTAGGTCGCACCTTCATTACCATCTCGACAAACTCTTTACCCGTCTGTTCTTCAGCTTCGGGTACTATGCAACCAATCGCATCATGTACGGTCATGGCTACCTTGTACTTCTTAGCTACGCGGAGTAACTGCTCTCCGATAACGATACGCGCTAGGGCTTGGCATACATTCTCTATAGCTTTGCCTCCGTATATCCTGTTATCTATAGTGCTGCGCCCACGCTTGGTGTCGTATACCATCTCAGTGCGCCCTTCTTCGTTAGTAACTTTGCGAAGGTTCGGGTACTTCAAGTAAAGCCCATTGGGTAAGCGTATACCCGCAGTGCCCTCTACCATAACTGCACCTGCTCTGCCTATAGGGGAAGACTGATTACTTATCATTGAATCGAGCGCTTTGCTAGCAGCACGCCATAATTCTGGTATCTTCGGGTACGTAGAGCGGTAGACTTCTATGATTCGTTCGCACTCTTCTTGGGGTAGGTCTTTACCGAATGTCTTTAGCTGCGCCCTAAACTTTGCAGCGCCCATGCCATAGCCACAACCCAAGATCGTAGTCTTACCAACAAAGCGTTCGTCCTTGTCTATATCTTCTACCGGCTTACCGTAGATCGCTGACGCCATGATCTTGTACACATCGTCGCCGCGCTCAAACGCCGTAAGTAAGTCCTCCTGCTCTGCTAGCCACGCTAGAGTACGCGCTTCAATCTGCGACAAGTCAGAGTCAACAAACTTATATCCCTCCGGCGCTAGCATAGCGAACTTAAGCTGCGAGCCACGTGGTAGGTTCTGCATGTTGATCTTATCCGAGCCACCCCACCTGCCTGTGTGTGCCGCGTAGTAACGTAGCGGGATAGGTAGTGCCCCTCGCCTAGCCACAGAGATAAACCTTTCGGTCCGCGTCTCTTCAATCGTAGACTTCACACCCATACGGGCAGCAACGATAGCTTGCACATAAGAGTCCTCATGCTCTAGTAGGGCTTTAAACCCTTCGTCACTCTTAGCGAATGCGTAGGCTTCCTTACCTGTCCTCGCGCTTATCTTAGTAGGCGGGGTAACCCCAAGGTCTATAAGAAGCTCAGCTAACTTCGGGTTACTCATGAGTGTCTCCCTCTCGTGGGATAGCTTGTCCATGAGTTGTTCTTTCTGTATCTGCACTAACTGTAAGTGAGACATCAGCCTCGCCTCGTCTAGCTCAATCACCGGCTCGGTAAACATACGGATGGTCAGGTCTATAAGGTTAAGCTCCGACATCGGGAAGTCCTTAGCCAGTACACCAAACAGTTTGTAGGTTAGCTCCGTGTCGTTAATACAGTAGCCCGCGTATGCCTCCATCTCTTCCGGCGTGAAGTCTAGTCGCCGTTTGCCTAGCGCGTTGAGTACTTCGTTACCCTTCACACCTAAGTTAAACCGCGTTACCAAAGCATCGAGGCTTCCACCTACTTCAGTACCGTAAAGAGCACGAGCCATAGACAGCGTGTCTACAATTTTCCTTGGGCGTATGTCGAAGTGCCAGTTAAGTATAGCCATATCAAACATAGCGTTGTGTGCTACAGCCACTGAGCTTTCCCAATCTAACTTCTTAAGGAATTCCTTGGTGTCTTTCTTCGTTCCAGAGAACCACTCGGTTTCCCCGTCATCTACCTTCACGCTTACGCCGATAACCTCGAACTGCTCGTGCCGGATATACTCCTCCGTCGTACACTTGCGTAGCCCGTAGTCCTTAGCGTAGTACGTCTCGAAGTCGAGGGTTATTATCTTCATCGGTACGGCCTATCTCGCATTAAGCAATCTATTACTTTTTCCGCGCGTCGCTTAGTCGTCTCGTCAAAGGACGGATACCTCGCTCTCAGCAATGCTATGCTGAACCTAACTTTAGTAACGGGGTAATCTTTCAGCAGTTTCTTTATATCTTCTGGCGCTTCCCAATGTCCTTGCAGAGACTTAGTCTTCTTCGTGAGTGTCATTTAGCTTCTCCCTGTTGAGTAAATGTTGTTGGGCTATGTCTTCTTTGTTCTGTCCAGAGTACGGTACGGCTAGGTGTTCGCTTACTAGAGCAGCATTGATTGAAGTCCTGCCGCTTAACATGATGACACCTAGGTACCGCCCGAACTTGTCTTTCTCCCTTGTCGTAAGGATGTACGTCCCTGCTTTGTGCAAGCATTGTTCGACAAATTTCTTCGCCATGAGTCCGTATTTTTTCTCCTCTGCATCTCTAGTGCGACACTCGGGAGTATCAATACCGTAAAGACGTATGCGCTCACCGCACTTCCAAGTATCAAAACCAAGATCAATATCCACATCTACTGTGTCTCCATCAACGACTCTTACGATCTTGCAGTTATACTCGTACATGTTGTTTCCCTTTAAAACGGTAACTCTGGGTCTGGGTCTACTAACTCTTGCATTATTGCTTCGCTAAACGCTGTTGCCTGTAAGCTCCAGTACTTATCGGTTAGTAGTTGCCGCTCTTTATCAGACAGGAACACACCACGCCTATCGTTATCTACGACATACTGTAGGAACTTACCCCACCGGCTATCGTATAACGTAAGACCCATACCCAAGGGAAACTCCTCTGGGTTAGTCTCCATCCTCTTCAGTAACAGTGCTACTCCTTGATTCATCTATATACTCCTTAAGCATATCTATGTTGTTCTCGTTGATTACGAACGCATCCCCACCCGCTACTTTAATAGCTGCAAGCTCCCTGTCCTGTAACGCAGTTGTCTTACCCTTACCCGCCTTACACTCGACAGCTAAAAACTTACCCTCGTTACAGCAGATGATGTCCGGTATCCCACTCCTACCCATTCCGTAGGTCGCAGGAAAGAAGTAGTAAATGCCATACTGCTTGAGTAGCTTTACTACTTTATCCTTTACTTTCTTTTCTGGTGTCGTAGCCATATACCGAATGTACCATAAAACTGGACTGTGTCAATAAAAACTAACATCGTTATTTTTCTCTTCGTCCTCGGCTTTCGCTTCGTACACATACTGAGCCAAGACATGCCGCATCGCTGCTGAGTAGTTGTTGTACTGCTTATAAAACTCTACTACTTCTGCGGGTAGGCGCAGATTAACGTGCACCATGCGCCCCTTCTGAAGCTCATTGCTTTATCTAAGTCCATCGGTCTTTCTCCTGTGGTTACCAATCGAACTGTTTAAGTATGTCATCCACGCTCGTCTTCATCTCTTCTCGGGCGTGGGAGTTGTCTTTCAGTGTTTCTACATTAGCTCCTACTAGAGCAGCTTCAAGTTGTTTCCGCGCCTTCTCCAGCTCGGGGTCTTTGGTCACGTTGAGGTGAGTTAGCATGGCGCACATAGACCGCGCGTTGGTTATGAACCGGTCGTCTTGATACTTGCTGCTCTCACTTCCTAGCTTAGAAGAGATACCCGATAAGACTTCGTGGAGTCGATTCCAAGGCTCGCGTAGCGTTGTAGCCAGACGGGCGTTGAAGCTTTCTTCGTAGCCACGCTTTACTTCTTCTAGCTCTTGCTGCGGTGCGTCCAGACGGAAGTCACTAGACTCAGCGATGGGGCTGAACACTAGCCTGTACCCGAACATCTCGCGCACTTCGTAAGATTCTGGATAGTCTGCGGGATCAAAGAGCTTGCCTAATGCGCTATGATAGTTGCTCGCTTGCTGCACGAGGTTGGGGTACTCGTCGATGAACTCATCTACTAGGCTATTGAAGTGCGCTATGCGTGCGTTCATCTCTTGCTTGTAGTCTAGGAACATACTCGTAGGCAGTATCCTAGAACCCTTGTCACTCCAAGGCAGGGTCAGTGCGATGTGTCGTGCCCTACACTTAGCAGCGTAGTCAGAGATAGCCTTACGCTTGTGCGTACCCGCCATGAGATTCTTGCTAACGGTTGCCGCGTCCGATGATGCGGAGTTGTCGGCTAACAATAGTGCCGTTGCTGATTGGTCTTTCTTGTTCGCTGTCCACACGCTGATGTTGTGGTCTACTAGTAATGCGCTGTTTGCTATGCTCATAGTTGTTGCTCCTTAAGTTTTATAACAATGTTATTTTTAGTCGTTGATTGGTTTACCGGCTAGCTTACCTATGCGATAGGTGTTCTCAGACATCAGCTCCAGTGATGTAGCTTTGTCGTCATTCTTCCACACGTGGTGCGTGTAGTAGGCATCCTCTCCTTCCGAGTCTCTGTGGAACTTCTCATCGTACCGCTCAGCCTTCTCGTCGAGAATGGTAATTATCTTCAAAGCATCCTCAGCTTCGAGGACAAAAGTTTGGTATCCGAATCGTAGTGTTGCTTTCATCTCGTTCTCCTTATGCTGCCATGTGTATTGTTTTGCCCACAGGGGACATGGCTTGCTCGTTGTCTGTTATCGCCCACAATGTAGGCGCGTCCCAATCATTACCCCAGTCACCTATGTACCCATCGGTCAGCATGATGACGCACTCAGGCTTTACCTTCTTCTCTTTTAAGTAAGTAGAAACACAGCGCGGGTCTGTACCGCCACCCCCTCGTGGCTTGGTCGAGTTAACCAAAGTCATCAGCGAAGCTGCGTCATACTCCTCGTGCCCTGCTACTGCGTGATCCCAGTAGATAAGATCAACCTTCTCAGGGTGAACATGGTTAGCGATAGCTTGCACCTCGGACAAGAACCTAGTGATATCCTCATTGCGTATCGAACCCGAAGTATCTACACCGACCACGATGTGCCCCACGCTCTCACCTACTAGGCTAGGCATGTACGTATCCATGTGTAAGAACCTGCGGTTCACTCGCCGCCATGATGACGCGTCCTTGTTAGCACAGATGGCATTGACGAACTCCCGAAGCTGCTCGCGCCAATCGACCTTGGGCTTGAGTAAGTCAGCTATCTCGCGTGGTAAGTTGCTACCTCCCTTGCCGTTGATCTTGCCATCTAGCATGCGACCTTGGCGCAGTGCGCGCTCCACTTCCTTAGCTTGGGCTTCTACCTCCTCGGCGGGCTGCTCACTTGCACCTTCCCAATCGTGGTCATCGAAGCCTTCACCGCCACCGCCGCCGCCTTCTCCTACGTGGGCAACTCTGTCACGTGCATCGCGCTCCCCCGCGAGCCCCTCGGCAAAATCTACCTCAACGGCACGCAGCTGAAGGAGAACGACGAGGCGCAGGCTGGGTGGAAATTCATGGGCATCACCGGTCTCGTCGCTTCCGGCTCCCTGATGCTCGCGGACAAGGCGATCTCCGACAAGGATGACAGGAAGAAGCTGAACGCGCTCATCGCGGGCACCTCCGCCGCCACCTGCGGCATGTTCGCCGCGAACGGCTTCTGCAAGGACATGGTCAAGCCCGAGATGCGCATCGCCAACGGCATCATGAACGCCGCCGTCGCCGGTCTCGCGATCAAGGCGCTCATCGACGACAAGTGAGCGAGCCGAACGTCGCCTTCCCTCTGTTCTCAAAAGACGGTATAGGCCTATAACACGCGGGGGCGTGCGTTGTAACACGAAAGAGCGCACTCGCTAAACACGCACATCCTCGTACGTCTCACGGACGCCGACGTTCATCACTCATCGTGGACGACATCCCGTGACGCGGATTCGCGCCAACTCATGTCGGGAAAAGTGACATCCGATCCCTCTCGGCGCCGCGACGTCGCGGCCCGCGGGAACCGGAACGTCGGCGCACTCGCCGAAGAGCACGCGCGCGCGCGCCGACCTCCCTTCTCGTCCCCTCGCGTAACGCGCTCGA